CTGGCTGAGGTGAAGGCTGAGGGCTGGACGTGGTCGGCGGCAGGGGAGCGGTGTCCTGAGTGCGTTAGTGGGGTGCATGTGGCTCCGAGGGTCGCGGCAGGGTGAAGAAGCCTCCCTGTTGGCGCTATCCGCCGTGTGGCGGGTTTCACACGAGGCATGAGGGCTGCAAGGGTAGTCGTGGGGCGGCTTCGGTATCTGCGCCTGGGAGCAAGCGTCGAGGGTGGAAGGGTCGGGAAGTGGGCTCAAGGGATACCGAACAGGACTTCCCTGCGCCCAAGCTAGCTACACCGACCGTAAGCAGCCCGGCTTCCTCTCAGGCGCGGGGATCGAAGCGTGCCCACGTCGTTCAACGGGCAGGACCCGGCAAGCGTTTAGCTTCCGACGATGCAGGTTCGAATCCTGCCGGGGGTACTCAGGGGAAATGTTCTGTCTGTGGCGGGAAGATTGAGAAGCCTAAGCGTGGGCCGTGGCCTGTGACGTGTTCCCCGAAGTGTCGGAAGGCGAAGTCGAGGGGGAAGTAGCTATCGTGGACGTCATGTTGTGCGATCTGTGTGGCCGCGATATTGGACCTGGCCTCCATGGCAGTCTGGAGATCAGGACGCTTTCGGATGATCGGGATTCGCATACGAAGGAGGGTTCCCTCGACTTGTGCGGTGTGTGTTTGCCGAGGGCCTGTACGCCGGACGGTGAGTTCAAGGCTCGCATCGAGTCAGAACTGCGTCCGCGCAACGAGGGAGAAGTGACGGCGAAGAGCCGAAAGGGGAAGTGAGATGTGGGAGCGTAACAAGCTGCTGGTCGAGAACCAGGTGGACGCTGGGGGCAATCCGACTGGGGGTCTGGTGTCGGGGATCGGGTTGTCGGTGCGCTGGCAGGAGGGGCCGCTGGGGCGGGCGCCGGAGGGTCCTGGGGCGCCGAACGGGGCGTTCGTGGACGACGTGATCGAGGCGGCGCGGCAGCGGTTGGAGTTCTACCAGAAGGCCGCTTCTGGCAAGTTTGCGTGCCGGGAGAACGCGTTGGCGATCACGAAGCTCGAAGAGGCGCTTCACTGGCTCTACGCTCGGCGCGTGGAGCGGGAGAAGCGTGGCGTTCAGGGGACGCATCAGGCGTGACGGCGAAGCAGGCCATTGAGGGGTTGCCGCCGCCGCCTGAAGGGTACGAGTGGGGCGAGATCACCGCGTTGCAGGTCGACTGTATGCCGGAGACGCCGCCTGAGAATTGGTATTACGTCGGGCGCCTCCAGTTACGACGTCGATCGCAGGTGGTTTTCAGTAACGGAACGACTACTGCCACCCTGACCCTCCCAGAAGCAGTGACGACGTGGCCAGTCCGCGCCACGGCGGTTACCGACCCGAACGGGTATTTCGTGCTTCCCCTTGCGGGATACAACAAGTGCCGTATCGAGGTCATCAACGGGTCCGAGACGGTGACGATTCAGGGCGACGAGATCGAAGTCGAGACGGTCGAGATGGCTAGGGCGAAGCGGCTGGCTGCAAGGCGAAGCGACGACGAGGCGTACCGCCGACAGACCCCGTGGTGGCGGCGCATCTTGGAGTCGCTACCGCGATGACCCTCCGCCGTCTCTGGCACTGGCTGTTCGGACGACGACGCTGTGGAATGCGCGGCCCGCTTCCAGATAGCATTCTGGCGACGAAAGCGACCGGCTACTGGTGGTATTGCGACGTTCACAACTTGTGGCAACCAGATGACTGACGAGCGCCCCTACTTCAACTCCGAGGACGACTGCTGGTACGACGCAAAGGGGCTGCAATGGACGCTGATCGGTCCTGCGCCGACCCCGAACCCCAACTACGTCTACGAGCCGGGCGCTCACTTTGTCGAGTTCTCTGGCGGGGCTATGGCCTGGGTAACCGAGCACGGCGTATACGGGAACGACGAGGCCGTCCAGCAATTCGGTATCAAAACGACCGCCTCCGCCACGGGGAAAGTGAACATCAGCGGATTCCAGTCTCTCCCGTAACGAGTAGGAGTGCGTTCGTGGTAGCGTAGTAGCCAATTTCGCGAGTGCCCGTCGTGGCCCCAATTCGCGTGCGCCCTGTGCGCCGGATTGGGGCTTTTGTGTTTCAGGGAGCCTTTTTCGTGGACCCAGACGCAACCTGCACCGGAGCCGTCGAGGACGTCCACGGCTACTTCGCGGGCTGGGTGGAGTGCGGATGGTGTGAGTTCCGCCACATGGCGGTACTGCCTGCCTGCGCCCTTGCCCTCTATGACGGCGGCATTGAGTGCTCCCGCTGCCATCGAACACAGGGGAAGTTCATCGGTCCGTGGGCGGAAGCGGAGTCGCGCGTCTCGTGACCACCGCCGTAGCCCCTGCGCCGATCGCAGACCCGTGGAGGCTGGGCCCCGCGTCCGCGCTCCTCCTCAAGATGATCGGCTTCGAGCCTACCGGCCCAGATCAGGCCGCCATCCTGCGCTGCCGCAAGCGGTTCGTGCTGGTCGTCGGAGGGGGCCAAGCGGGCAAGTCGCGTTCCGCCGCTGCCTCCCATGTCATCCACGTCTACGAGGACAGGCACCGCAACCCCGGCGCGACCCTCCTGTACTGGCTGGTGGCCGCCGATTACGAGAGGGTGCGGGCCGAGTGGAACTACATCATCGAGAACTTCCGTAGGCTGGGCTACGCGGTCGACGACTCCAAGCGCGTCGACCCCGGCCGCATCGTCATTCACCTGAACGCCAAGGACGCCAAAGACGACAAAAAGCCCTTCATGATCGTCGAGACCAAGTCGGGTAAAGACCCCCGCACCCTCGCGATGTTCTCGCCCCACGGGATCATCGTGTGCGAGGCGTCACAGATCGACCTGGACACTTACTTCAAGTGCCTCGAACGCGTCACCGCCTCCGGCGGCTGGCTGCACATGTCGGGAACCTACGAGTACGGCTCCGCTGGCTGGTATCCCGGCATGGCCGCGAGCTGGAAGCACGGCACCGAAGAACAGCAGAGCTTCGTCTTACCCTCGCCGACCAACAAGCACGTGTACCCCGGCGGCGTCAACGACCCGAAGATTCAGCTCCTCAAGCGCGAGTCGTCCGACGCGTTCTTCCTCGAACGCATCATGGGCGAGGTGGCAGCCCCGAAGGGCGCGGTGTTTGCCGACGAGTTCCGCGCCCACATCCACATTCGCGACCTCATCTACGACCCCGAATTGCCCCTCTACATCTGGACCGACCCCGGCTACAACCACCCCTACGCGGTCGAGATCGCCCAGATGGCCCCGAACGGGCAAATTCAGATGAAAGATGAGGTTTTCGAGCGCGGGAAGACCACCGACGACATCATTGCCATCTGCATGAGCCGCCCGTGGTGGAAAAACCCCCACAAGACCCTCGTGATCGACCCGAACTACGCCGAGCAGCACCAGGGAACGCACTCAGTAGCCGAAATCTGGCTCGCCAAGACCCAACTCGCCACGATGGGCGTCAAAGTCGGCATCGACGAGGGCACCGAACGCCTGAAAACGTTCCTCAAGGTCAACCCCCTTACCGGCGAGCCGGGAATCGTGTTCGATCCGCGCTGCAAGGGCGTGCTTTCTGAACTTGGAGCCTATCCCAGCCCGTTCTACGAAACCCCGCGGTGGGAGATTTATTCCCACAAGACGGACCGGGAGGGGAACGTGATTCCCGGAGACCCCGACGACAAGTACAACGACGGCATCAAGGCGACCATCTACGGAATCGTGCAGCACTTCGGCCTCGTCCATTACGGCGAAAGTGAGCACTTCACGATGAAACGTCACGGCGGGGGCTCTGCCAAGCGTTCCAATGGCCTCCGGCGACAGTTCGAGCTTGGGTAACCCGCGATGATGCAAAACGGCGCGCCGCCGATGGACATGGGGCAGACCGCGGTCATGCCTCTGGGGGAAGCGCCGCCCCCGCCGATCCAGATGTACTCGCGCGCCGAGGTCATCGAGCTCACCAACACCCACGAGAAGGACGTCCAGCCCATGCGCGACCGCATGGACCGCGACTACCGCCTCTACCGGCTCACCGCTCACGTCAACCGCGACCCGGTGACCAACGAGCCCCTTGAGAACTACGCCCGCTACACCTCGAACATGCCAAAAGTGTTCGCGGACAAGATCATTTCGTGGCTGTCGACTGCCGAGCTTATGACCCGCGTTCCCCACATCGAGGCCGGGTCGCACGCTCCCGATGTCGACGACCACAAGGAGCGGTTCGCGATCGGGCTTCTGCGGCAGGCCGACGAACGGCTCAAAAGCCTCATGCAGCCGACGATTCAGGACGCGCAGGCCACCCACATCACTATCCGGGGCGGGTACGTTGGAGGCCGGTGTCTGCTGGTCAAGAGACCGGACGGCTCGACCTACGCGGACATCACGGCGTGGGATCCCCTCAACATCCACTGGGGGGTTGGCCCGGATGGTCTCGCGTGGGCGTGCTACAAGATCAAGAAGACCCGCGCCCAGATTCGTTCCGAGTACGGTCCCGCGGCTGCCGCGATGGTATTCGCCGGCAAAGACTCAACGACCGACGCCGAGCGTTCGGGGGTCTGGACCTACGACTTCTACGACGGATTCGTCAATCAAGTCGTCACGGACAACGAGACGCTCAAGCCCCCCACCCTCCACGGCTCGCCGCGCCCCCCTGTCTACCTGGCCCTTGTTGGCCCGGCGCCCTTGCTGCAATCAGAGGCGTTCTCCAACCTGATTGCGGACGTTGGGGAATCAGTCTTCGCCGCGGTCAGAGACATTGCCGAAAAGCGCAACGACATCATGTCGATCATGCTGGAGATCGTCGCCCGCGCTCGTCGGCAGACCGTGGTCACAGAGTCCCAGCAGGGCAACAAGACCCTGCCCGACGACCCCTTCAAGCAGGGCACCGAGATCGCCACCCGCACGGGCGAGAAAATCTACACGCTGGACCTGCAGAAGATGGCGCAGGAGTCTGGGGCCTACATGGTGGCCGTGGACGGCGAGTGGCAGCGCGCCACGCTTCCTCACTCGATCTACGGCGAGACGCCCTTCCAACTCTCAGGTTTCGCCATCACCCAGCTTCGGCAGGCCACCGAAACCGTCCTCAGCTCGCGCTTGCAGGCAATGACCGCGATCCACACCCAGATCGTGAATTTGCTCTATGACCAGTTCATGACCGGCGCGTTCGAGGGGGTAAAGCTTTCCGGTCGCGACTCCCACCGCCAGTATTTCAGCCAGCTCATTCACCCCGAGATGCTTCAGGCGAGTTGCGACTACGAAGTCGAGCTCACGAGCCACCTGCCTCAGGACGATCAGGGCAAGTGGCAGATGGCCCTGACGGCGAAGCAAACCGAGTTGCTTGCAGACGTCGATATCCTCGATCAGGTGCTTCAACTCCAGGACTCGAATCAGGCCATCGACAAGATGCGAACCCAGAAGGCGCAGTCCGGGCTTCCAGAGGCGCAGTTGTACACGCTCGGCTCGGCCGCGGCTGAACGCGGTGACATGGTGACCGCTAACATGTACCGCTTAGAGTACATACACCTCATGATGCAGAAGTGGGGCATGCTGCCGCCCGATGGCGAGGGCGGTGCTCCAGCAGGCGAAGGCGGCGGGCAGCCCGCGAGGCCCAAGGGGGCGTTGCCGCAGGTATCGCCAGAGGCTATGAAGGGCGGACCGCCGCAGCCAGAGACTTCCAACAACGGCCCCGCTATGGTGGCCCCGAATACCCCGCGTCCGGGCGCTCGTGGACAGAGCGCATAGGAGATCACGATGGCTATGTGGTGGGTCGTCAACACGTCGCGGGGCCAGCAGCAGGTCTACGCCCCGACCGCGCAGCAAGCGGCCACGATCACGTTCCAGCAGACCGGCGAGACCGTGCCGCCGCCGTCCGGTCCGGGCCTCGACGCCCAAGCACCTGGAATCCCGGTCATCCAGGCCGGCTCAGGCGGCTCGTTCGCGGACCAGTGGTCGAGCGCGGGACTGGCGAGCGACCAGACGCAGCCGTCTGGGCAACCGTCCAGTGGCTATACCGGCTCCCACAACCCCTTCGGGCAGTACACGTCTTACGGAGAGGGCGGTGGCGGCACGGTGCCAAGACAACGGCAGCTTGACGAGCTCGAACAGTTCAGCGGCCAGTTTGCCAATAAGTTCAACATCCCCGCGTTCGGCGAGTCGCCCTTCCAGGCGTGGCAAGAACGCCAGTACGCACCTACGCTCGCCGCGTTCAAGCTCGGCAGCGCCGCCAACCCCGAACGGACCTTCGAGGACTACCTGAGCGCACGGGGACTCATGGGGGCGCGTCAGGATCTCAACACGGGCTACGAGAATCTTCTGGGGAGCAGCGACCAAGGGGCCGCGGCCCAGGCGAGGGAGTCGATAGGGAAAGACGCGTGGGATCAGTTGGTGGCCGCGCGCTTGCGAGCCAAGCGTGGGCAGTTCTTTGGCGAGGCGCTCGCCAATAGGGTGCCGGACCTGGAGCGGCAGTACATGGCGAGTCCCGAAGGATTCGAGGCTCCCAACACGTACGGGTTCATGAGAAACATCTTGCAGAAGCGATTCGGCATCTAGGAGTCTTCGATGCCCGCAGATCCGTTCAACGTATTTGACGCGTTCTTGAACGAGGTGCCCGAGGTCGGGTACTTCTCGTATCGGGACCAGGCGCGCTCGCCCAACCAGAAGCGGTTCTTCGACCAGCAGTTTCAGGCAGTCCAGAACCAGTTCATGGGACGGATCGGGCAGATGGCGCGTGGCGGGCAGGACCCGTCGAACTTCAACTGGACCGACTTTCTGGGCGACTACTTCTCCCCGCAAGGCGGCGCGTCACAGGACTGGATGAACCAGGGGCAGCGCAGGCAGGGCGCGGCCCGCTTCAACCCGCCGACACAGTTCAACTACGGCACGCAACGTCCGGGGCTTTAGATGGTCTCGCCGTTCGCAGCGTGGGAAGACGAGAAGCGCCGCCGTCGCCGCATCGCGCTGGGCCTTGAGTCCGACACGCGCCCCCAGATGGCCCGCCGCGGACTGTCGCGGGAAGAGTTGATCGCGCTGGCCGATGCCGAGGCGGAAGCCGAAGCGCAGCGGATCGCATCCCCCGATCCCGCACAGCCACCGAGTGCGCCAGTGGAAAGACGCCCGCGAGGCTTCACGACGTCGCCGATCATCGCCGCGCTCCAAACCTTCGTTCCGCAACTTCGGCCGCGCAGGCCGTCATTTGAGCCACTTGTGCCCGAATCGGCCCTTGAGCATGTCCCAGAAGGACCGTTGCGTACCGTCGCGGGTTACGCCCGGCAACTTACCAGCCCTGCGGACCTTGAGCTACAGGCCATAACGGCTGGCCTTGGGCCTACAGCCGCGGCCTCGCTTCGGGGCGGGGGTGCGGCGGCCCGGTTCCTCGCCCGCGTCGCCGAGCCGGTTGTGCGCGGCCCGTTCCCGGTCAGGCTGGCGGCAGAGGAAGCGATTGGACTTGGCGCGGTGGGCGCTGGGCAAGAGACCGTGAAACGACTGCCTGCCGACTGGCCGGACCCAGCAAAAACGGCGGTGGGCCTTGGGGCCAGTCTTGCAGGCGGCGTGCTGGCGGGCGGGGCCATACAGGCCGCGCCGGGCGCGGTCAGGGGCGCGACGAAGGGAGCCGTAGGGCTCGCCGAGGGCATGGGGCAGGCGAACGTCGGGAATGTGCTGCTGCCACCGGCTGCCAAGCGCGTGACGAAGCCGCTGATCTACGAGGACCTTGCGCCAATAGAGCGGCGGCTGTATGGGGTCCAGGGTCCGCGCGTGCGCCTGTCTGAGGATGAACTTGTCGGCGCGCGTGACTACCTGTATGGACCAGCCGATCCCGCAACGGGATTGCGTCCCGGTAGCGTGGTCTCTCCCGAAGACACGGCCCGCATCCAAGCCTTCGAGGAACGGTATCGAGGGACTTCACACCTTGCGCGGCGGCGTCAGGAAGTCGCCAAAGTTCTTGCCAAATATGAGCCGTCAGCCCTTGAGAAGTTCACGACTGGCGGCCCGACCGCGCAGGCAGGCTTCGGCGGCGAGATGGGTCCGGGACAGGTAGCCCGCGGCGCAGCCGAGCAGCCGCGGATGGCTCAAGCGCCACTGTCTGAGATCGCGGCGAGCGAAGCAGACCGGATCGCTCAGGCGCGCGCAGCACGCCAAACTCCTTCCGCGCCCGCGGCGGCGGCCTTGACGGAACAGGCGACTCCTCCTCCGCCTGCAAGGCCGCTGTCCGCCCCCAACGTCATCTATCACGGTGCGCGTGACAATCCGCAGCGGTGGGTAGACGCGAATGGCGATCTGATACTG